GCGGCACTGCTGATATGGTATCGGCTGAAGCTGACCCGGCCAAGCGTAAGAAGGCGTCTGGTCTGTCCAGTACCCTCGGGTTGGGCTGATGGACTACTCGAACCGTATCTCGCACAAGCAACGCTTCTCGAAGTACCGCGACGACACGGTGATCCAGAAGGCCATCAAGATGGCTCACTGGACGCTACCGCAGCTGATGGCCGACCTCTCACTCTCCCTTAATGGCTCACAGCACATTCTGGAACGTGACTACCAAGAGGTCGGCGCCCTGCTGGTGAACAACCTGTCACCTAAGCTGGCGGCAATGCTGTTCCCGTCGTCCCGCCCCTTCTACAAGATTGACGCCAGCGACGACTTGGTGAAGGCAGCCGAGGCCAAGGGTATGACTAAGGTTGCGCTGACGAGTAACTTCGCCCAGCTCGAACAGAAGTCGTGCCAACGGATCTTCCTGAACGCCTCGTACGCCCAGCTGATCCAGCTGCTGCGGCATGTGATCGTAACAGGCACTGGCTTGATCTACCGCGACAGCAAGGCAGGTAAGTTCGTCACGTACGGGCTACAGTCCTTCAGCTGCAAGCGGGACGGTCAAGGTACTCTGCTCGACACTGTGATCCGGGAGTACACGCACATCGAGGCGCTGAGCCCAACGGTTCAATCAGCCTTGCGGATGGCGCACCGTTCCCGGTATGCCCGCACCGACGACTGCCCACCAGTGGAGCTTTACACCCGCATCCAACGTAAGCAGGGCGCCAGTGGGAAGGTGTACTACGAGGTGACGCAGGAGGCAGACGAGGTGCCAGTCGGCACTACAGGTCTGTACCCGGAACTGCTGTGCCCTTGGCAGGTAGTGACGTGGAGCTTGATTGCCGGTGAGAACTATGGTCGTGGGTTGGTTGAGGACTTCGCTGGCGGTTTCGCTAAGCTGTCTGACGGCTCCCACGCTGCGGCTCTGTACGGCATCGAGCTGATGAAGGTGGTGAACCTTGTAGCACCCGGTATGGGTGCCGACATTGACGAGCTGGCTAATGCGGAATCCGGAGAGTACGTACAAGGCGCCCCCGGTGCTGTGAGTGCGTACGAGAACGGCGATGCCACTAAGCTACAGGTCATGCGCGCCGAGTTGGAGGCGGTTATCACTAACCTCTCCCGCGCTTTCATGTACAAGGGGAACACCCGTGAGGCAGAGCGCGTCACAGCGTTCGAGATCAAGCAAGACGCACTGGAAGCTGACAACGTACTGGGTGGGGCATACTCCACACTGGCCGCTGGTATGCAGGTACCGTTTGCCCACATCCTTCTCACCGAAGTAAATAGCGACATGCTGGAAGGTATCGTCTCTAACACAGTAGAGCTAAACATCGTTGCCGGTATCCCGGCTCTCGGTAGGGCCACTGATGTGCAGAACCTTATCCTTGCGGCGCAGGACGCAATCGCTATCATCACTCCGCTGATCCAGACGGACAAGCGGATCGACGGGCAGAAGATCATGGATATGATCATGGCCGGTTCATCGGTTGATACCAGTCTGATCTACAAGTCAGACGAGCAGCTTGCTAGTGAGGCCAAGGCCGCACAGATGCAGCAGCAGGGTCAGAACCAGATGATGGACGCAGCCGCAGCCTCTGAAGCAACCGACACACTCCAATCTATTCAAGGGAATTAAACCATGACTGAACAAGTACGCATCCCAGCAGGCACCATCCCACCAGCCCCACAAGGTCCGGGTGCCGCTGTGCATAGCCGTGAGGGTCAACACCAGATCCCGAACGCTGCCGATGCCACTAATGGTTTCGTGTCGCAAGTGCCTGCTGCACCAGCACCGCAGTACCAAGCCCCAGCAGCTGCCCCTGCTCCAGTAGACCCGACCATCGCGGCCTTACTGGCAGCCTTGTCCGGGCCTGCGGCTGCGGCCCCAGCTGCCCCAGCAGCCACCCCCGCTCAGGCGTATGCCCCATCGGCCTCGGCTGATCCGGTCGTATCCAGCCTGAGCAACATCCTTGCCGGTTCCGGTGTGGATGTGCAACGTGCAATCGCCAAGGCAGTAGAGTACGGCGATGCTTCCCTGATCGACAAGGCGTACATCGCCTCCGTTGGTGGTGCCAATGCTGCGCACCTTACCCAACTGGCTGCTTCCCTCGTGGAGCATACGGGTCGAGAAGGCGAGGCTGCTGTAGCCTCTGCTTATGCACTGGCAGGTGGTCAGGCGAACTGGCATGCAGCTGCTGCTGTGTTCAACCAGTCGGCTCCGGCGCACATGAAGGCCGTGATTGCCCAGATGGCGGACTCCGGCATCCGTGCCCAGTCTGACGCTGCTGCCAAGATGGTCGTGGAGTTCGCCAAGGGTAACGGCGGTCTGGTACAGCCTGCTGGCCTCATCACAGGCCAAGCTGCACCGGGCGCTGAGGCTGCTCTGTCGAAGGATCAGTTCCAAGACGAACTCCAGAAGCTGGATCGCAATTCCCGGACGTACGCACAAGAGCGTGGCGTGCTGTTCGGTCGCCGTGCCATGGGCAAAACCATGGGCCGCTAAGCCCAGCCTTTGAAGCCGGATATAATGGTAGGAGAAACGTCCCTGAACCTCTTCGGAGTAAGTCAAACGGTTCTCCCAGCCATCCCTCATTAATGCAAGGAGCTACACATGGCTGGTACCCCAGAATACAACGCTAGTGCCCTCACCCGTGATTGGTGGGCTGGTGCTAACGCCGACCAAGACATCCACATCGAAGCCTACGAAGGCGACGTAGAGGGCTCGTTCAAGGTCGAGTCGATGTTCCGCAGCATGAACCTCACCCGCTTCAAGTCGGTGATGAACCAGTCGAACACTTGGCGCGGCGACCGCATCGGTGCGGCTGTTGTGAAGGGCCGCAAGTCCGGTGAGAAGCTGGACGGTGCCCGCATTGCGAACGACAAGTTCCTCGTAACCGTGGACACCACCTCGTTCATCCGTACCCCATTCGACTACCAAGACGATTGGACCGCTCCTGACTTCCAGTCGGAGTACTCGGCTGAACACGGCTCGGCACACGCTAAGGCGTTCGACGAAGCCCACATCATCACCCTGATCAAGTGCTCGGCCTTCGTGGCTCCTACTCACTTGGCAGGTTCGTTCAAGAACGGCCTGAAGGCTACCACTACCGGCCTGAACGCCGCCGTGGCGACTGCCACACAGACCGCTGATGAAGTGAAAGCTAGCATCATCGTGAAGACCCACAAGGGCTTGCTGAAGGAGTTCGTTAAGCGCGACCTCGGCGGTTCCCTGAAGGCTAACATCACCTTGATGAACCCGGACATCTTCGACCTCTTGCTGGACGAGAAGAAGTTGATGAACGTGGACTACCAAGGCGGCAACGGCGACAACGACTTCGCTGCCCGTCGTGTTGCGTGGCTGAACGGCACCCGCGTCATTGAAACCCCGCGTTTCCCAACCGGGGTTATCACTGACCACATCCTCGGCGCAGAGTTCAACGTCTCGGCTGCTGAGGCCAAGGCTGCCTTCATCATCTTCAACCCGGCTAAGGCTCTGGTGACTGTCGAGGCCAAGTCCATGACTGTTCACAAGTGGGACGACCCACAGCACTTCCAGTCGGTGCTCGACACGTACTGCATGTACACCGTCGGCCAACACCGCCCAGATGCGGTGGCTGTCGGCTTCACTGAGTAATCAGTATTCGCTTTGCTAGGGAGGCTACCAAGCCAGCTAGTACCTATGTCAGACCCAGCTAATCAACAGGCAGCCGGTAGCACCGGCGGGTAGCAGAGTAACCTAAAAGGGAGGATGGGCCATTACGGCTTGTCCTCCCTTTTTTTTTGGGCTAAAGAAACCATGGATCTATTAAAAGCAGTGAACCTGATCTTGCCCGCACTGGGCGAGCATCCGGTTACGCGAGTGGATGTGAAGCACCCGACACTAGCAGTGATCCTGCCTGTGATCGACTCAAACGTGGACATGACCCTGATGCGGGGTTGGTGGTTCAACGAGTTCCCAACCACACTGTACCCGGACAGCGAGGGCGGCATAGCGCTACCAACCGACACCCTAGCGTTTATCCCAGCTGAAGGGCAACCGGGCACAGCGCGTAACGGTGTGTTGTTCAACACCACCACCCTAGACTTCCTATGGGACAAGCCAGTCCCAGGTACCATCCAGCTGCGCCTCTCGTTTGAGGAACTACCTGAGTCGGTAGCCACGTACGTGTTCTACACAGCGCTGGTGCAGATCTACCTCGTGGACATCGGGCTTGAGTCTGTGGTTGGGGAGTGGAAGCAAGTGGCAAAGACTGCGGAGTTCCTAGCCGCTAACGAACACCTACGGAACATGAGGCATACGACCCGGAAGTCTGGGCGCTATGCTCGACTCCGTTCAGCAATGAGGTCATAACATGAGCGGCTACGAAGGCGCCTACTCCACCATCCTGCAAGGGGTGTCCCAGCAGCTGCCTAAGCTGCGGCTTGTCGGGCAGGTGACGGCACAAGACAACATGGTGTCTGACATCGTGACGAACGTACGGCGTAGGCCGGGGCTCACGAAGAAGTTCCACTTACCCATGACCGGTGAGGACAGCAACAGCATCCGAGCGTGGGAGACGGACATCGCAGGGCAGCGCGTCCACGTCTTCATCGGCACCAACACTGGTAAGTTGCGTGTACTAGACCAGACACTTGTGAATGTCGTTGCAGCAGTTGACGGCAACGCCTACTTAACAGCAGGCAAGGCTCAGGACATACGCGGCACTACTGTAGGGGATGAGTTCTACGTCATGAACGTGACGAAGCAACCAGCCCTAGGTGCAGCAGCTGAGGTGTCGCTGCCACCTGCCCGGAGTGGTTTCTTCTACATCCGTTCAGGTGCGTTCTCCAAGCAGTACCGCGTGATCTTGGCAAATAACCAAGGTAACAATGAGCTAGTCTACACCACGCCGAATGGTTCGGGTGCCGGCGATGCGGCTGCTAGTACACCAGACGCTATCGCAGCAGGGCTGATCGCTTACGGGGTGGCGAATGGAGTATTCGCGGCCTTGGCTCTTGGGGTAGTGCCTAGCGGCGCGTACGTGTACATACAGTCCCAGAGCCTGAGTCCAGTTACATTCACGTCAGTGAGTTCACCGTCCGGTAGTACTTACGTGCAGTGCTCGAACACCTCAAAGGTACGGATTGAGGCAGACCTACCAGCCGTACTGCCGCCTAACGCTAACGGCATGGTTGTGGCAGTTGGTGAGCAGAGGACGTTCAGGTACTACAAGTACAACTCAGCTACAACGGAGTGGCTGGAGTCCGGGGCGTACGGCTCCCCTGCCGCTATAACTAGCATGCCGATGGTGCTCTCGTACAACGGTGGGTGGAGTTTCGCCCAGCCAGCGTATGAGGGCAGGTACGCAGGAGACGACGAGACTAATCCGTTCCCTATATTCACCGCTGGGCGCAAGCCGAGCGGTATGGGCTCCTTCCAGAACCGGCTGGTTATCTTAGCAGGCTCGTACGTGTACATGAGTAGCAGTGCCAGCCCGCGTAGATTCC